TTCGGAGACAGGCATATAGCGTATTGCCTGCTCTTTGTTGTTTATTAAGAATTACATCTCGGCTTCAGACGGACTTTCGTGGTCACACGAGTCATCTAGCCGGTAAGTTAGGTCGTCAGTTTGGCCTAATTAAATATCTCACTTACTCTACAAATCATTACGATCGGATGTTGTGGAACTGGATTGATTCAGCTGGTTTAGTTTGGAAACAGTCACGTCCTGATCGTGACTTGGAGGTTTGTCTCTTGGAACCTAGGTTTCATGGTTTTAAGGCTATTATAAAACGAGTTGATAATGGTAGATTGAAGACAGATGACGATATGTATCTTGAGGCTTTTGCTCTCATATCGTCTAAGTGGATAATGATTGGTCAGGCTGAATTGCAGCCTCATACTGGTGATCCTCTTTATTTGGAATCAATAATACGTATTGACATTGGTGTTCCAAGTAATCAGAGGTCTGGCTTTTCTCTCTTTCCTTGTATACGAATTCCTGGAGAGCGTCAGCTTCCTGTTCCTCCACATGAAGTTGTTTCAGCTTATCGTACATGGGATGTTTACTACTGGCGCCACTTTTATTCAGTTACTTTTTATGTTCATGAGTGGGCGTCTATTTGGAAGGAAGTTCGATTGTCGGGTCAGACAATTTATGGTGGACTTCCTTGGGAAGAGAATCGTTTTCTTGGTGGTACAGATGGACACGCTAATGCTGTACCTAGTCTTAAGGTTTTGTGTCTTCGTATGCGGTCTTGGACTAATTTAGCCTTTGCTGGTGATAAAGATGGTCCGTATACTGTGCACTCAATGTCTAACCTTTATCCCATCAAATTACCGCGAATGCTTGAGCGTTTTGATAAACCTACTCGTTATACAACTCAAAATATGCGCTCAATTACACATTTGTGGCCAGGAGCCCTGGATATGTTGTATCATGCTATGGGAACTCGTTCTGCTTTTGGTACTCAAGTTTGGGATTATGAAGAGGCTAAGGAAGCTGCTGTTCTTGGGATTACTAAACTTACTGCTTCTGGGCTACGTAGTGGTCCTCGACTTACCGCTGAGCTTCCTGGTGGTTTAAAAGTTGTGGGTTCAGCTACTGGGAAGAAGGTTGATCAGTTGCCCTATGCTGTTAAGGAGTTGGATAAGACTCGTGATTTGTTGTTTAAAGACAAGACTTATACTCCTCCAGATGCTGCTGCTCAGATATCTCTGAAGGATGAGGCATGGAATAAAATGGGTATGGCCTATCAAGAAGCTAAGGATCTTGCAATGAAACTTCGTCCGTTTTATATTATTGGTGTATTTCAGTATCTTATGGCAGCTATGTGTCTGAAATTTCGTCAGATCGTTGAACGTGGCCGCGTTATTAAAATTGGTATTAACTTTTGGTTTGGAGGGGCTACTGCCTTTGCTATGAGTGTTGCGTTTGATGATCCAAATATAATTTTTGAGGATGGTGATTTTAAGCATTTAGACTCGACCTTACATATGATTCTTTTAATGTTGTATGTTACACAGGCGTCGGTCTATTTTAATTGGAAAGCTATGACTGAGACTAATCGATTACTTTTAAAGGCTTTTTTTAGGATTTGTGGCGAAAGGTTATCGATTAAGGTTACTCATTTTTTTAGTACGATTTGGAGAGTTGTCTATGGTGGTATGCCTTCAGGTGCATATGAGACTTCTCATGGTGACTCGTGGATAGTTGCTTTTCTTTACTTCCTGTATGTCAAGCAGGTCATGGAACGCTATCCAGAGCGTGTCACACAAATTCGTGAACTATATCGTTTATTTAGATGTGGTATTGTCGTGTATGGCGACGACCATGTCTTATTTACCCATAGGGATGTTCATGATATAATTAATGAGTCTGGTTTTGCGCGTTTTGTCTCTGAATTCTGGGGTATGAAAATTCGAGATATTCATCGCGCTAAGTTTCTTACAGTTCCAAATCGTTTCTCTGGTGAGATTGATGAACCTGGGATTGTTTTTCTTAAGCGCTACTTTGTTGATCGTAGCTCTGTTTTTACTGCAAAAGAGATTAAAGTACATTCTATCTCACCAGTTGTACCATATAGGCCTTTGGGAGCTTTAATAATGAAGTTGGCATATGGTAAAGCGGATGAGAAGTCCTTGGTTGAGTATATTGTTTCTAGTATTGGTATGGCTTATGACACTCAAGGTACTAATAAGGTTGCTTATGAGTTTTGTAAGCACATTTACCTTGATTTGTCTCGTCATGTTGATGGAAGGATTCAGGATGTATTGAAGGAATTTATGGCTAAAATGGCTGCAGAAGGTAAGGATGCTTATGTCACTCGCCTTATGCGTACTGCTGCCATTTCTGAGAATGATATTGTTCGTGGCTTTCCCACTTGGGAAGAGTTGATTTCTCGTCATAAATATAGTCGTGATGCAGTTAAGTTTGGTGGCTATAAGGAAGCCATTGATAAACTTTTTTTTTGAACGTTTGTTCGGTGGGGGTGTGACTCCTCTTTTTAATATGGGATAAAATTACAACCAGACGCGTTTGTTAGAGAAATTCTCGCTGCACTTGCAGTTATCTTAAAATTTTTATAAAAACAAAAAAAAAAAAAAAAAAAAATGCCTACTCAGTACCTTGTTGTACTCTGCGTTGATACCACTG